CCATCAGACAAAGCAAGTGTTCCACTTGTTGTTGGTAGCGTTAAATTTACATTGTCACCACCTGTTGTTGGAGCTAGGAATTTAGCTACGTTATTTCCATCTGAGGTAAAAGAAAATATACTAGAAACTACTCCTACAGAACTTGATGCTTTTATTTTTATAGTATCATCATCGTTTAATATTTCAATATAAGTATCAGAACCGTTTCCTAATATTACTGTTAAATCACCTCCTGCTTTTGTACCTGAATAATAAGCCCATTCAAAAATATCTCCCTCCAAAGCAAGTGTTCCAGGGGTATCGGGTAAGTTAATAGCTACGTCACCCGATACGGTTCCGTTTCTACTAAGCGTAGTTAATCCAGTATCTTCATTTCTAACTTCAAGTCTATTGGCTCTAATAGATGAGTAGTCACCGTTGTCGTCTAGAAAATTATGATTACCCCCGCTACTAATGTAAACTAAATTATTAAGATTTGCTCCAAAACCCTCTTCTATTGTTCCAATCCAAGTGTTATTATTATAAACCTTAAAACCTTCCCTAGCTTTAATATCTCCGTAAAAATTAGAATCAACTCCAAAGGAAGCAATTCCAGAAACGTCTAAAACACCTAACACAGTATCTCCTAATACCGATAAAGCAGAGTCAATAGTTGTTAGTACGTTAGCTATATCAATAATAATTTTTACAGCATTTGGGTTTGTAGTGTAATCACCTAGAGTTAATACTAAATCTCCTCCCGCAGTTGTTCCCGTATATGATGCGAAATCAGAGTAATTTGAACTACCCGTTAAGTTAATCCACTTTAAACCGTTATAGTATATTAAGTCATCAACAGAAAAAGTAACTTGACCATCTCCTAAGTCCCTAACAAAAGCAACGCTTACTGAGTAAACGTCTCCCGATACGCCTGTTCCGTCAACTAAAGTAGGTGTATTTGTTTGAGCGTTCCAAGACCCCTTAAAACCCCTTAGCTTAGTTATACTAACAAACTTAGCGTTATTTATACCTTCCTGTATCGTTACGTGTTCGTTTGGATTAATTATTTCAGCTAACTCTACCAACTCACTAGTTAATTTACTTTTAGCAATTACTGAATTAATCCAATTTGTATTTTCTGCAACTGATTGCTCTAAACTCATAGTTTTTAATTTTTAATTTTTAAATAACCTTCAGTCTCTATTTCAAGTAAACTAGGAACTTCAAAAGCACCTAATGAGAAGGTTTCGTTTTTACCTTGTGCGGTATAAACAGCGTTAGATTTAGTCATTTGAGCGTTTACTCTATATAGATTAGAACCTATTAAAGGTGTTATCTCTGGTGATTCTTCTTTAACATATTGTACTTCATTTAAAAATACAAATTTATGTGACAAAGCTTGAATAACTTTTCTCATAATTTGCTTAGGCATTAATTTAAATGCTATTAAATCATTTTCATAACCCTCTGAGTTTATTAGATAAGTATTAGAATCAGTTCTTTCAGACTCTACATTATCACTATAACCCCCAGCAAAGTATTCTATCGGTATTCTTACCTTGTTTTTAATACCTGTTGCATAAAATATATCAGTATTGTTATCGTTATAATACTCAATACTTAGTGTTCCTTCTTGAGTTTCAGCAATATCTAAAACCTCACTTAAATAAACTTCAGTAGGAAAAGATACGTTATCATCTGTTTGAGTTATATTTACTTGTATTTTTTTATCAGTAAAGTCAGACATATCTATATTAAACTCATAGATATCATAATCCTCTAAATTATACAAACTATTTACTCTTAAAGATTGTTCAGCACCTATATAATTTACATCTAAAACTAATACGTAAGCTGATTTTGAGTCGTCATATATTATATTAGATATTTGAAACCAAGCACTATCATAGAATACATAGTTACCGATAACCCCCCAAGCAGGTAGATTACCGTTTAAAGAATAACCACCCGTAACATCTCCCGTATAATAATCATAAGTTGAACCACTAGTAAAATACATACCCGTCTGAACACCTAAGTTTGCTAGATTATAAACCCTAGCATCTCTACTGTCTTTAAGGTTTATATAGTTTGACTTTTGAGTAACACTGATATTGGTTTCTACTTCATTTTCATCAATAACGGTAACAACTATATTCTTATAATTAGATTTTATTTGAGTTGTTATTATATCACAGTCTTGGAATAGTTGATTATATTCACAAGCATTTTCAGTAAAAGGAAGTTGCCAACTTAAAGTGTTTTCATCATTTTTGTAATTTGAGCAATTACCCCAATCAAGATATTTTGCAAACCTAATAGAGTTAGATTTACTAGGCAAGTCTGAGTAAGGGAATCTTTCTCCAACACCGCCTTCTTCAAAAGAAGGAATTGTTATAGTAGTATCAACTGAACACTCTAATTGGTCTTTTATATATATATTATAATCACCTTGTAATATTCCCGAAAAAACATTACTTACTTGAAAATTAGTTCCGTCTAACGAATAGCTTAATACTAGAAGGTCAGAATTAGATACAGCAATAGTTATAGTAGCACCTGACGGGGAGTTAACGTAAGTAGAGGTTACGTTTTCACTAATTAATGTATCTGGTGTCCTAAACTTAACGGATGCCTCATTACTTGAAGAGTCGGTTACAAAAAGCTTAAATGTTGTATCTCTAAGAACTTCAGAAATATAAAAAGGATTTGTTGATACATTGATAGGAGTATTGTCGGTACCTAATACGTAACTAGATACTTGCTCACTTGTAGTTACTGAAATATCTACGTAACCGCAAGGTGTTGTTGTATTTGGAAATTCAGCAAAGAAACAGTCAGAAGTTTCGACAGTCGCTCCCTCTTCTTCAGCTCTAGCTATAAATCGTGAAACTAGATTCGAAACAGGTAAAAACGTAATGTTATCTATCGCTAAGGTTTGTTCGCTTGGTGTGTTTTCAAAAGCTACTGTAAAAGCAGTACCGTTTTGACTAAAAGTTGAACTAGTGAAGTAGTTTTCATCTGGATGCTCTATACTTAATTCCCTCCAAAGATAACCAGGTGGGATTAATGGATTTATAGAAGTTGTAAAAACTCCAGAATTATTAAAATCAGTATTAAAAGCAATTTCTAAATTTGATAATGTTTCATTAGGGTTGATATTACCTATTACCGATTGCCTTGAAGATGTTCTAATATATTTAAAAACCTCTACGATACCAAAAGTGCTATGAAGAACTAATGAGTTATCTTGAACTGGTTGTTGAGTTATTCTTATTTTTATAATGCTTGGCATATCTTAATTATTAAATCTTTTTATAGTCCATTTACCAACTCCGTTAGGTGAAAGCTTATCTAAATAACCCTCTTCAATATCCCCGTTCTCATTCTTAAAAGATATTAGACCATAAAAATTTTGAATTTCTTTTCCCAAAATTACGGTTTTTCCTTGAACTTTTTGTAATAAATCGTAGTCAACATAATAATCAAACTCTATTACCTCACCATCAGTCCTTGCTTGTTCAAGGTCTTTGTTAAGTATATTGCCATTTTCAGAGTAAGCAACACCTCCGTATTGAGGGTAATCAGCTAACTTTAACTTAGTTGTTAATGAGCTGTTTGCAATAGAACTACCGTATCTTATGAAATTTAAAGGGTACTTAACAAGTCCCGAACCTATTCTCCATCCGTGCCTTAATAAAATATTAAAAGGTGATAGTCTTAGGTTTTGAGCAGTATCGGGACTAAAGACTCCCGTAGGCTCTTCTGAAAAATCATCCTGCCAAAGCCTTTGTTTAAAAATAACTGATAAAGGATTTCTGATTAAATCAAACAACCATACAGAGTTATCGTACTTAGTATCTTCGGTAGGAAATCTAAAATAAGATTTTCTTCTAGCAAATTCAGCACCGTAAGAATCTGCTCTATACTTTGAGGTAGCTTTGTACTTTTGCTCTATTTTATCTATAACCGTAGTAAATGTTGTTTTTGTATTATATTCGTCAAGACCAACAGCTTCTTCATAGTCACCGCCTTTATCGTAACCTATCTCTATACCCGAAATAAATTCATCTTTATTTAAGCTTCTTTTCACATTACTTACTTGAACGTACTCAAACCTACCGTCAACTACTTTGCCTAACCTTATTAAAACATTCTTGTTGTAAAAGTAATCTAGTTTTTCAATTCTAAATATTTCCTTAAAACCAACTTTTTCTATACCCGCACCAAGACTCCAAACATCAAAATAAGACTCGTAAAACTCCTTGAAATTTGTAGTCATAGACTTGTATCTATTTTCTTCATTTATTTCAACGGCATCGTCTTTACTAAATCCTCTAATCCAAAAACCGTGAGCCATAGCAATTAAAGATGCTTCTCCGTCTTCTGAATAACCGTTCTCTGTTTTACCTAATACATTACTAACTAATATATCGTCTTGATTTGTAAAAAGTTTAAGGAACCTACTAGCTACTTCAAAAGGAAAATGAACCTTACTTTTAGTGCCGTCAAACTCACTGTCTTCTATTATATTTATTGATGATATTATATTATCAAATCTAGGTCTTATATATCCGTAAGATATACCAACTGGCCCTACAAAACTACCCCAAGAAGAAGCACCTCCGTACCATTGTAAAGACAAGCTTTCTCCCGTTAGTAATTCAAAGCTAGAGTTCACGTAAGATGCGTCAACCCTTGTTAATCTTAAACCGTTTCTATAAATAATATTACCAGATAAAGGTATTCTATCTTTAACGTTGTAAGACTCACCGTTTTCAAAAATAACAAGATATAATCTTAAATTAGCATCTGAAGATATATCTGAAATATCAATAGAACTAGGTTGTACTATATCAAATTCACATTTAATATTTATATTAAGAATCTTATCCCTATCGTTAGGTAAATAAAACAAACTCTCTACCCTACCTATATCTGGTGTTGAGGTAAAGCTAAATTCATTAGGTGCAGCTATTTTTACGTCAGATGAATATATTTCAGCCATAGGAACCGCTAGACTAGCTGTTCTAGAGTTCTTAGTTTGAAAACGCATACTAAAATTATCCGTACTACTATCTATTTCTTGAGTTTCTAGTAAAGATTTTAAAAGAATATCTCTACCGTCTAGAGCAACCTCACTAGGCTCTAAATAAGGGATTGTATCACCGTTTAAAGTATCTAACCTATCCAATTCTATTTTTTCATTTTGCCTCGCTTTAATAACCCTTAAAAGACCGCTACTTACAAATTTAATAGAAACACCTTCGTTCTCTTTACTATAAGTTGATAAATCCAAGAACCCCGTATAAGATTGTTCCCAAACATCTGTTTTAGGGTTTCTCTCTTCTTTTGTTAAAATAATCTCTGCGTTAATTCCGTATTGAGAATAAATGTTTTCAATAAAGTAACCTCCGTCATTATAAAACGTAAGGTTGTTTGTCATTTGAGGGAATATTCCGTGAAAAGACTTGTCCCTAACATACTCGTTATCATCATCCCTAAAACCCTTTGGCTCTTGAACCGTCTGTTGACCCGTAGGGTTGTGATTTAACTTGTATCTTGTTCTATCGGTATATATCGGATATATATTACTCATTAATTTAAAAGTTTAGATTTCCAAAGCTCGTGTGCGATATCAATTTTCTGTGTTTTAACAAAGGTATTAGATTTAGAGTTCTTAACCGCTTTTGTATTCAATAACATTGCATCTAATAATCTTTCATCTAATTCTCTTTGACCTATCATCATTCCTTCTACGTTTTTTTGATTCAAACTAATACTAGCCAAAAGACTAGCCGAGTGTAACATATTACTCATATCAGTAGGATTCTCTTGGTTAAACTTCTGAACAGAAGAAAATATCTCGGTACCTTTTGGTAAATTCATAACGGTATCAGTATTAGGTGTTAAAGACACTTTCCCATCGGGAGTTCTAATAACCTCGTGCTTACCTCCGTCTCCAACCAAAGCTGGTCCATCGTGATTCATAATACCCCCCTCAGCAAACTCGGGAATTGGTTGAGCCAATACAGCTGCGGCTTGTAAAGCACCTAAACCGTAAATCACAGGAACTAAGGGTATTCCAAATACACCCGCACCCGCAAGGGTTTTAGACACTGCGATTGCCGTATTAATAGCAATTGATATAAGTGCGTTTGCTTTTTCTGCGATTGCTTGTTTTTTTAATAATTTTCTTTTCTTTTTTTCTAGTATCTCCCTATCTCTTTCTTGTTGTATTTGAAGGTATCTAGTTTGTTCAGCATCCCCTTCAGCCAAAGCGAATAAAACAGCGTACTTATTTGCTTCAGCCTCGATTTCATTATCTATACGTGCTATTTTAGCATCGTAGATAGAACCCGCTATATCACCTACTGCGTCAGCGTACTTTCCCAAGTACTCCATATTTAAGTCAAACTGCTCTTGTTCCTTTGTACTAGTCTCACCCCCTTCTACTTTAGAGGTTTTTTTCATACCCTCTAAAATATCTATTCTATCATTTAAGCCTTCAGTGTATTCGTTGTTACCGTCATTAAGAAGTGCTAATGCTTTTGCTTCTTCAATCCTTAAATCAATAACAAGATTAAAAGACTCTACCTCTAACTTGTTCTTATCTAGTAAATACTTTTTGTTCCTAGATTTTTTGTCTTTAGTTGTTTTTAAATCTTCGTTATAAACCTCTCTTAGCTTAGTTAATTCATTAGCAGTACTTGCTTCAATACCTATTTTTTTAAGTTCAAAACCTTCCTTAGCCTGCTTCTCATTAATTCCTAAATACTTTTGTCTAATAGCTAAAATAGTTTTTTGCTTTTCCTCTTCCGCTATACTTTGTTTATTGGCACGTTGTTTCTCTATTTCATCTAACCTTTTACGTAAGTCCTCACCTTTAAGACCAAATTCCTCAGCTTCTTTTATTAATTTCTCTGATGCTTTTTTAGCAATAGCTATTTTGTCGTCAGCTACAATACCCGCTATTTGTAGTTCTTTTTGAGTATTTCTTTCAATCAACTCTGACATTTTTTTACTACCGTTTTCAGCTATCTTTATTTTCTCTTCATTGTAAGCGATTTCTTTTTGAAGTTGTGATATATTTGCTTTATTGGTTAAATCATTTATTTCTGATAAAGATTTTTTTGTACTATCTTTTTTCGGGTCTAATTGAGCTTTTGTCGACTTACCAGCAATTAACCTTGTTTTGTTTAAAGCACCTTGTGCTAGATTTAATTGATTAGTAGCTTGAGTTACTCTTTCTATATTATTTGCAATATTTTTTTGGTTATCTGCTACTCTTCTCGCAACATCTCCCCTGCTTCCCGCTGGACTAACCTTTGCTGATTCAGCAGTTGTTAAGAATCCTTTAGCTTCTTCAAGTATTTTCTTTTGCTTTAAAACAAGAGCATAAGCTGAGTTAAATCTTTTCTCAGCTTCTTTTTGTTCTAAATCACCTAAAACTTTATTATACTCTATTTTAGCAGCAACTGCTAATCTTAAATCTTCTTCAAGAGATTTGTTTGATAAGTTTCTTACTAATGCTTCTTTAGCTTTTAATATTTTAGTCTCTAAGTCAGCAAGTTTTTCTCCTTCTTTCCTTGAACTCTCTAACTTTTGCTTTGCCTTAAAGGTAAGTATTTTACCTTCTTTTTCAAAACCAGCAGTTAAATTTAATTCCTCTAAAAAAGCCGTCTTATTTACTATTTTTGCGTAAAAATCTAAAGTCGATTGGAGTTCCTTTAAAATACCTTTAAATACATTTGAAACAGTCCCTCCTTCTGTTGTTAAATTTTTAACAAAATTTTGCCAAGAAGTTGTTAATCTATTTTGTGCAGCTACTAAGGTATTTACTTTAGTAACCGTATCTAATCCAAAAGCAACCTCTACCGCATCAGCAAATCCTGGTAAAACATCAGCGGAAAGTAACTCTCCTTTTTTTAACATTTCATCTAACTTAGGAAGCGTAACCCCTAAACTTGCTGCCATTATACCAAACGCACCTGGTAACCTTTCACCTAACTGTCTTCTTAATTCTTCAGTAGTTACTTTACCTTTAGAAAGCATTTGTTCTAAAGCTAGAAACACACCAGACAATTCATCAGTACGTAAACCAAGAACGGCTCCCGCTTTTGCCATTGTACCAAATATTTTTTGAGTATCTTTTAAAGCTAATCCCGAGTTACGTGCAGCTGCGGCAAACTTTATAAATCTAGTAGTAGTTGCAATTAAAGAAAGACCTAAGTCTTTTGATAAATTTAGCATAAAGCTAGTATTCATTCTTGCCTCTTCTAAATTTGTAGATGTTCTCTCTAAAGCAAATCTAAGTGAATCAAAAGTTTTTGCTAAACTAAATACATTACTAATAAATTGAACAATTCTTGTTGATATAAACGCTATTCCTAAAGCTTTTACCCCGTTTGAAAGACTACCTACTGATTTTGCATTTTTTTTATTAGCCGATGTACTCTGATTAGTTGCTGCAGTATTTTTTTTAATAGCGGTCAACCTTTTATTAGCAGATACTGATAATTTATTATTTGCGGTAACTAACTTATTAAGAGTTACTAGTTGAGAGGTTAAGGCTTGGTTGTCAGAAACACCAACACCACCAGATTTAGCACTAGCTTTATTTACTTGAAGTATTTTAATTCTTAGTTGCTCGAGTTGAGCAGTAGCTATTTGAATTTCTTTTATCGCTTGTTTGGATATAATAACGTCAACTTGACCTGCCATAATTCTTATCTTTTACTTTTTATTTTATCTAATTGTTTCTTAGATTCTTCTGATTTCTCTTGTGCTCTCATTATCATTGCACACCACTCTATTAATGGGCATTTGTAAATATCTATTGTAATACCTAAAGATTCTTGCAAAAGTATCTTTTCTTTTACAATGTCAAAATTAGCGTTTTTAGAATTAATATCAGCAGGTTTTAGCACATCTGAGTAATTAGCCCTCTTAACGGCTACTTTCATTTTGAATCCCTTTATCTTTTTACTTAACCATAGCAAGTACTCTGACCGTAATTCATTATTTATTATTTCTTTTGAAAAAACATATCCTTCGTCTTCTTTAAAGTATATAACGTACTCAGAAAACAAATCGTGTTCTAATTTTATATCCATTAAAACATCAAACGCAGAGGTTAATCTAAATAGTTTAGTTTCAAGGTCACTTAAATCATTTAACTTTCTATAATACTCAAGTGTCTTTGTATCGTTTGTGTATTTAATTCTTTCGTCATAAATATCTTTATACCTTTCAATTAACTCAATATTCTCTTCTTCCGATAACTTTATATCCCTATCACCTCTAAAATCTTTAGCGAACCAACGCATATCAGAATCTTCAGATATTTTGTAAAAATTGTAAACAGGTATATCTTCAAAGCTTAAATATGTTTTTGTTTTACTCATTACTTATCTATATGTGATTTAAAATACCTTCTTAATATTGGGGTTAAAATAACTTCATTAATAATATTTCCTTTAATCTTAGATAGTCCTAATAATTTATTTTCTTTAATAAATCTTGTTTTCTTAGCACCACCCATTCCTATACTACTAAATTTTATCTTATAATTTTCGTAAGTTATGAAAATTCCGTTAATAAAAGAACCTGTCCAATCAAAATTATATAGACTTCCGAATATTTTAGGTTTATTTGGTTTTAGTTTTTTAGCCCAACCTGCGGTAAAAGATGAATATCTTCCTACTACTTTGTCTATACTATTAAGTCCTTTGTTTAAATTTACTTTGTTTAAATTTACTATTTCTTCAGAACTTTCTTTAACCGATTTTTTAACATTAGATTCAACGTTAAATGATTTAAGTTTTCTTTGGTACTGAACAACATTCATATTTATATTTTTTATATTAAAAAAACCCTTCCTCGCATTGAGAAAGGGTTTTTAATTATTGTAGTAAAGTATTTACTAGAATAACGTCACTTCCAACACGTTAGACTTGAACAATACGTTCGAGTTTAGAATAACGTCAGTTCCTAACGTAGCATCCTTAGTCTGTACCGTAAGCAATCCTGCCGTTAAAGCAGTTACCGTTAAAGTATAAAAACCGTTTCCGTCATCAGAAATAGCTGATATTGTACCCGCAGAAGTATTAAAGTCTGCTAAAACAAGTCCTTCAATATCAGTAATTCTATCAGAAGATAAAACCGCTTTGATTTTTAAAGTAGTATCTCCTGCAGCTGGAATAACTAATCCGTTTGCATCAGCAAAAGTAAACTGTAAACCGTTAACTCCCGTTATGCTAGAAATTGGAAAAGCGTTAGCTGCTTCAATAACTGCGTAAGTAGAATCAATTTGAGTTCTATCAGTCAATTGGAAAGTAAAAGTTTTCTTTTCAGTTTCAGTTGCCGTAGCAGGAGTTGTGATAGCTGCCAAAGTTTGACCTGCTGTAAAACCTGTAAAGTCTCCGTTTCCGTCAATTGCAAATTTCCAATTTCCGTTTACGTCTCCAAGAACGTAGTTGATGTTTCCAAAACCTGTTAACTTAGCCATTTCCTTGTAATAGTTTTGACCTTTTTTCATAGTCAAAGAATACTTAGGAAGACCTTTAAGCGTTAAAGCTTCAACTCCTAATGGAGAAGTCTCTAAGGTATCTTCACTCATTGTTGGTTCAGAAGAGAAAGCATCCATAAGAGGAATAATGTCTCCTTTTTGAATTAACGCCTCAATAAGAGGTAAAGTTAATTCTACGTTTTTTGATATCACAGTTCCTTTAGCGAATCCTAAAGCGTGAATAACAAGACCGAAGGAGATATCACATCCTAAGTCTCCTGTGTTTATTGATGAGCCTCCGCATCCTGCTGATTTTGAGGCTATTGTATTAATTACTGCCATTTTATTAAATTTTTATTTATTAATGAATCTTGTTGTATTTTGCTACCTTTAAAAGAGTCACCTATTTTGTAGAGTTCTCCGCTAAATGTAAATTGACTAATAGCTACCGCTACCTTCTTTTTTTTCTTAACTGCCATAATCTATTGCTTTTAAACATTTTAAATTAGAATTAAACCTTACGTTAATCGTAAGAGCTATTGCATCCCATAAATCAATAGTACCGTTCTTTTCGCTTTCTGCTGAATAATTAGGAAGCTTCATAATTTCCCATTCATCACCAATTCTACTTGTAATAGTTGATGCGCTAAGACCGTGAATTAGATTTTTAGTCAATGGTTGTAAAACAATATCAAAAGATTTTTTATATCTTTCATTGTTAAACAAATCAGTTCTAGTTTCTCTAGTTGCTATTATAAAAGAACATTCCTTAACTACGTCTTGCCCTAAAGAGCCTTCGTATTTATCTGAAGACGGTAATAACCATATTAACGGGTAAGAACCATCTTTCATTAATTGCACATATCTATTTAACTCATCCTCGTCTCCCCAGTGAAATTTAGGTTTAGTATTTAAACTTGAGTTTATCTGAATAGAAGGAATAGTATCTACAATCTTTTGTATAGTATGTTCAACTACAATCATATACCAAATGAATTTTGTTCTGCGTAAAATTTAAAAGTAAAATCTGGAAAAGACGTTGCATCTAACTCATTGGAATCTGTTAAAAATTGATGTAATGAAACCGTTGCTTTTTCTGAGCCGTACCAATCAATACCTTCGCTACCAAATTTATTTACATAAATTCTTGGGTTACTAGATAAGTCAGATTGATATTGTCCTAAAAACTTATTATACGCTTTAATATACTTTGGTGTAGCATCGTAATTAGTAGCGTTTTTAGAGTCGTTTCGAACTACGCCTGTAGTTGCAAATGTTTCATTGTAATTTCTAAGATATTCAGTATATACGTAACAAGCTACAAGACTTTGTTTGTTAGCACCCTTTAATCCCTCCCAACGTTTTGTAACGTTAGAGGGATTTACATAGGTTTTACCGTCTACTAAATCTATCCATTTTTGGTTAGAATTAGGTAGGTCTATTAGTGCTTCTTGTAACTCGGTATATAAAACAATACCTAATGCGTTGATTAATAATTCTCGTTCATATTCTACAATATAGAAATCCAAATCAGTTTGATTAGTTAAACCAACCTCACCAACATTTATATCAGTATTGTTTGGGATATATAAATCCCCTTTCTCAAAATACGATGAATTAATCAAATGCGCCATTACTTATCAGTTTTTACTTTTTTCTTTTTTTGGTTATCAAGCTTACCTGCTTTCTCTAAAGAGTCTTTGACTCCCTGTGAAACTCTCACAGTTCTACCGTTGAATTTTATTTCAACGGTAGTGTCTTTAAAGTGACCCATTATGCTTTTGCTATCGCTGCTTTGTCTACTGCAAAATCACCTTTTACAAATGCTGGATAGTGATTAGATTTTACTCTTTGAACTAATCTAGCTTCTGCTAAGATAGTTACAAAATTCTTAGTGAAATCATCATTCTCATAACCTACATCGAAAGTTAAACCTTCTCTGAATCTTACACCTGCTTTACTAAAGTCTCCTACTAAATAGTCTCCTTCAGTAACTCCTGTATTTGCAATAACTTGAATACCTTTTATTACAGTATTCGCACTAGTTGAAAAAGGAGGCAATACGTAATGTCCGTCAATTGATTTATCTAAATCCATAGCGGTAACATCAGAAGGATGCATAACGATATAGTTAGCTTGGAAAAGAGAAACAGAAATTTGGTTAATAGCAACTCTTAATACATCAGCATTAATAGGTGAAATAACTTCATTAACAGAACCCGTAGCAAAAGAACCTGGTGCAAAAGCAGTAGCGTTAGCTAAGATACCTGTCAAGTTTTGACCCGTTCCGTCTCCAGATAATAATTGAGCATCAATAGTTAAATTGATTCTTTCAGCTAATTCTTGATTGATTTCAGACTCCATTAAAGGAATATCATCTAACATTTCTTTAGATACCTTGATATAAGCGGTAACTTTACGAACTGCAGCACTTGCAAGTACTAATTCAAAATCAATTTGAGCTTTAGCTGCACCCTCTGCAGTCATTCCTGGTGCACCTTCAGCGTTAGCTTGTTGAACCCATTCCCATAAGTTAGAAGTAATTGAACCAACGTTCACTAAGTCTAAAATAAAAGGATTTCTTCTTACAATACGTGTAATCCCCGACTCACGTTCAGCTTGTGGTAATTGACCCGTAGTGCTTCCACCTATTGTCATATTTCCAACTGCCTTCATGGTCATACGAATATTCGTCTTAGAATCTCCGTTTTTCATCGCAACTAACTTTTCTTCATTTACTTTAAGTAAACCAATTACTTGGTCTTTAAAAGAAACTTTCTTGTTTTCGTTTGCGTTGTTTAATTTAGAAGTTAATCCTTCAATAACTGCTCCTTGACTTTTTTGTGCGTCAATTAAAGCTACGTTAGAATCTTCTAAATTTTTTACTGTTTTCTTTAACTCAGCCGAGTTGTTAGAAATTGCTTTTAAAACTTCTGGGTTTACTTCTCTAAAAGCATCCTTTAGTTTCGTGTCAATACTAGCACCGATAGAAGACTCTATCTTTGAAATTAGTGCGTCAAATTCCTCTTTGTTCATTTTACTTAGTTTAAATTAAAATTATTTTTATTAATCGCATCAATTATACTGAAAGTGCTATCTGCGGCTTTCTCTTGAGTGTCTGTGTCATTGATTAAATCAATTAAAGACGGCTCATTCTTAATGTTTGTTGTTGGAGTAATTGGGTTGCTTCCCATTGGTACCGCTGAACCTTCAATTACTTTTGCCTCAGTAACTACCCAGAAATAACCTAATTGCTCGGCATCTTCTTTGTTTATTACTTGAGAAATGTATTTGTCATAAAAGTTTTTTTCTTTTTCGTAGTCCTCATCGTTTACGGCAAGTTCCATTTTTACGTATCTCATTCCTACTGAATGATTGTTTACAAAACCTTGCTTATATTGGTTGAACATATATTTGTTACGAGACTCTTTTACCGTAGATTCAAAAACTAAAGCTTGAGTTGTTCCAATAGCATTATACCCTAACTCTTTCCAAGTCATTGTTTCAGCACTAGCTTTTAAATCATCTCCACTAGCGATAATCTTATCAAAAGAACTTGATTGATGCTCTTGTATATGCATTATCCTATTATTCTCCTTTAAAGACTTGTTCCAAATACCTGGTATATGAACGTCTCCGTGTGAATCTAAAAAGTTGGTAGTATTTATAACCGCCTTAACTTTTATTTCACTAATAGGCTCCGAAGAAACACTTTCTGATTTATTTGCTGACTTTGTACCTTGAATATGAACAGAACTTCCGCCAATACCGTCAGCTAATTTAATCACACTTTTTTTCTGAGAAATAAGTGTTTCTTTATTTAGTATTAAGAAATCAAACAACTCTTTTTTTGTTTGGTAATTTGGAATATCTAGTTTCATTTTTTTACTTGTTAATTACCTTATTATCATTAAGTGTTTTTTTCTTTAGAGCAATAATTTTTAATAACTCCTCTTTAGTCGGCTTGTTCTTCTCCATCTTCTTGGGTTTGATTGTTTTCTATATTTGAGTTTTGAGATGCTGATATTACTTGAATCTCTTCTAATTGTAAATCTTTATCAAATCCACACATTTCAAGAGCAACCTCTTTAGGAACACCTGTTATAAGCAAGTCATTTAATGCTTTAGCTTTTTTACTTATTCCCTCATACCTTTCAATAAGTATAAATTGCATTATAGGTAAATGCTCGTAGCTACCTACTAATTTATAATCACTATCTAAAAGTAATTCATTAAGAACGTCTGCAAAAGCATTTGTACTAGCCTGCATCTCGTTTTGAATATACGAAACCATAGACTCCTTGAAGTTGTTGTAGGTTGTTTTTTTAGCCTCTAAAGAAATAATATCTTTAGGTATATGTAAAGCGGTATATATTAAGTTACCATCTACTTTTACTGACTCATCAAGACCTAAGTCTCTTAAAGCAATATGTAATGACTGATAATTAATACTTGCCTTTGTTACGATGCCTCTTTTTCTAAACCATCCTAAACCATAATTGTTTTGAAGTAAGTTTTCAGCTTTCTCTTTATCATCACCCGCAAGAGGGAAGTGTTCGTTGTTACCCCCGCTTATCAATTCTTTTCCGTTAGTCTTTAAAATGATATTCTTAGCGATTAGAGAGTCGTTTGTGTTAATCAAGGTTTGTCTTAATCCGTCTAACCTAGAATTTACGTCATAGAAGTTTTTTTGCAACATATTAGGCAAGTCATAGAAAAATATCAAGTCCTTGACTTTTATTTTAAGATTCTCACCATTTTCATCGTATTTTATAGTTTCGTTATCAGCGATACCTTTAGCCCTTGCGGATAGCATTGGAGAACGAAAATTAGTGTCCTTGTATTTTAATGGCCATTCTATTAAATCAGAATCCAATAGGTATATTGAATCTATATCCTCCGCACCACTAAAGCCTATTGGTCTTTTTAAGTAACCAACAGCTTTTCCTTGAGCGATTTGAATAAACTGTAAACTTTCTAAAAAGTCTGATTGAGTTTGATATAGGTTTGGCTTATTTAAAAGTTTGATTAGCCAATGATTTTTTTCTTCCTTTCCTGTTTCTTTATTTACAACCTTAAATTCAGCTTGACTAAATAATTTTGATATAAATAGTAATGCAGGTGTTAGTATTGGGTGATTCTGAGAAATTTCTAAGTTACTTTGATTTTCGCCAGAACCGAAACCGTTCCCGTTATTCTCTACGTACCAGTTGTTACCAGACGAATCTCTGTTCCAAGTTAGCTTTTTGAGTCTTTGAAATATATTCAATGGCATAAAATTACATATTTCCCCAAAAATACTAAAAAATAACTACATAATATTGTTTTATTTATTTATAATCTTTTTTGCTAGAAAAATATACGTTTTTGAAATAGCATTATTTGTATCTATTCCTTGTTTTAAAGCCTTTTCATACCTCATAGGTTTGTTATTACCTGTTTTTACCTCAATGCGCCAAGTCCCCCCGACTTTTACGGGGTAGACTTTTATCTCTTTTTTAAAACATATACTACAAGCTTCGCTAATATTCATTACTTTTTTGCCTTGTCTTCGATTAAAATTCTATCACTTATACTAACTAATCTCTTTCTATCCTTTGTAAATGCTACAAAAACCTCTTGTAGTTTTGTGAAATCTGCGAAATCAAACTTTAAAAACTCGTCTATAAACGTTAATTTATTTGAAACCAACTTATCCGACAAATCTTTATCATCTACGTTCTCTGTTTCGTTAAAATAGTCTTCTTCTATCTTTATCAAGTCCTTTAAAGTTCTATTTACGTTCATTTTAGCTGATTGCTTAAATACACCTAAATGCTTTGACTCTTCTAAGTAATGAGTTGTAATATAAGAAGATATAATTCCTCCGCTTACAAATTGTACTGCTTTTTTTGATAATACCATAATTTATTTCTTTTTAATCAAAAGGTTCGTTTTTTTTACTGAATATTTTTAATGAAAATATGAAAAAGACAACTATTAATATTAATTTCATTATTGATTATTTAGCATTAATTTTAAAACCAATTGGGTTTTTTCTATATCTTCGTTGAATTGCCCTTTTTTATATGCTCTATCAATACGTTTAATCGCATCGAACTGATAAGGGTTCCAACCTCTTTCTAAACCTATTTTATAGAGACTACCTTTTTCATTTGAGTAATGCTCGGGTACTTCTTTAATTGGAGCGTCTGCCGTACTTAGGTTTGATACCCAATAATCTCCAAAAACATCTTTTAACACCTTTTCTTCGGCTTTTTTTATTTCTTCAAACTTACTTTTACTATCTCCCATTATATAACGATTTTTACGATTAATTCTTTAAATTCTTCTAGTGAGCGTATAATATAGTATTCAAACCCTTGATTTACCATTAAGTACTGCCAAGCCCTCTGAGAGTCTGACTGCCTTCCTTTTTCAGTTTTTAATTCTATCATAACCGAAAAGCTTTTATAGTATAAAACCATATCTGAACGACCCTTTACAACTCCTAGAAATTTATTAAGTTTTCCTCTTAAACCACCTACTGAATTATTATTGTTGTAACATAGACAACCTCTTAGTTCGGGGTATTCATTATTGAAAAACATTACAATCTCTTGCTGTATTCTTGCTTCTGATTTCATAATTTTTCTATTTCTTGTTTAACTTCTTTCCAATATTTAACATCTATTCTGTCGTGAAATTCTAATATCTCATCTACACAAATTAACGCATTTTCTTTTGCTAAAAACTCACAACCACAATTAATATAGTATTCAGTTTGTAAATAAAACTTATCAAACAACTCTTTTGCTTTTTCTTTTGGTGTCATATGTTCTCTTCTGCTACTTTAGCTTGATATATCTCATACTCAATACGGCTCTTAAACTCTGCTAACGTAGAAAACTCGTTATAATCATAGTCTATAAGTTCGTGCTTTCTATAAGTTCCGTTCTTACTTATAGTTAGAAATCTATACCTCCAATTCAATACACCCGTATTCTCGTCTTTTACTAGAGAGACTGAAACGCTAGTATCTAGTCTTGCGTGTTTTAGTGATAATTTCCCCATATTACTTAATAGCGTTTTCGATACCTTCAATAATAATATCCGTTAAACTCTTCTTGTTTTTGATACACCAAATCTGAGCCTCTTCTTTTAAATCTATTGGCAATCTTACAAAACTTCCTACTGTTCCTCCTTCTTTCTTCGGTGATACTAAATTTTTCTTGATTTTACTCATTTTATTTATTTAAGATTAATTTTAAAATATACCAATAATCTGTAAGGTTGGAGAGCTACTGCTTCTAGGCTTTAGACTACTAGTATATTATGATACAAATATAGTGATATATAATATACCTACCTAATATTTCTGTCCTAAAAGATAACAAAAAAAAATTAAACTTCTTTAAACCTAGTCTAGCACTCGCTTTAAACTCTATAAACAAAAACCTATGCTGTTTGAAATTTGGCAACTCTTAGAATATAAACACGTCTGTTCAGCCAAACATCTATGCTGTTT